CATTAGCATCTCCAGATTCAATCGCTGACGCTAATTCTTTTTGTGCAGCTTCTAAACCTGAACTAATACTAGTCTCAAATTTTTTAACATATTCAGAATCAGTTTTTTCAAACCTTCTTTCTAGAATCTGTCTTTTTTCTTCTACACCTCTAGCATAATCTATAGCAGCTTGTTCTCTTCTTTCTGCTTCTCTCATTTTACGAGTTAATTTCGCAATACGAGATTGTACACCTTTACTGTAGTCTTCTAACTCTCCGTCGTTTTTTTGTTCCTCTAACTTTGTTTCTCTTTCATTTTCAAATGATTTATCTGTTCCTGTTTCTTTTTCCGTTTCTACAACTGTTTCATCTTTTATTTCTTCAATATCTATAGTTGTATCGGGTCCCGATGTATCTATATCTACTGTCTTTATTTGTTCTTCTGTGTTTGGCATAGTTACTCCTTCCTATGGTTAAAACTCATGCAAGATGTCCTCTGGACTATCAATTGTTGCTAACACTTCGTCGTCGTTTAGTAGACGCATTTCTCCGCCATCTATCTTGATCCGTGATCCGGCGTAACGCGCAAACATTACCCAATCTTGGACCTTGCACCACGGGCCTTCAGGATATCTTTCTTTATCCCTATAACATTGAGGACCCATAGCTAAAACTAAACCAACTTGAGATGCAACTTGTTGCCTCTCTATAGTTGTTTCAGCTAATACTAATCCACCTTTAGTTTTCTCTTTCATTTTAAAAGGTAAAACTATCATCCTCCACCCAGTAGGTTTTGGTAAGTTAGGTTCTTTCTCTTTTTTCTCTGATTTTTTTACACCAACAAGATCATTGTTTGGTGTTAATATCGATGACTGTTCCTTCATTGTGCTCCTTATCGTTTAGCAGGTTAGAGATTTCCTGACGCACTGATTCCAGTGCATTGATTTGTCCTATTATATACTTGTAATTTTCCATACTGTCAACCCCACCTGATGTTACCGAAATAGACAACTGATCTATTCTTGAACCTAGAAATCTTAAAGTTTTATTGATTACTGTTTCTAATTGCATTATTTCTTTGCTACCTTTCCTGTATTTTCACCTTTTTTAATAACATAATCCTGAGTGCCATTAGCACCTACATTAACTTCTTTTTTTAATTGTTTAAAAAGGTTCATTTGTTTTTTATCTTTTTCTTTCTGTTTAGAATATTCTTCTAAAGCTTTTGTATCTCTCACTAGCAATTCCACTTTCTAAGTGATTTAGATAATCTATCCTCTCCAGTATTATTACTAGCTTTTTGTCTCTTACGCATCCCTTTCATCCTCGCGCAGAAGGACTTACGTCTTTTTGCAGCTTTAGATCCTTTTTTTAATTTTGATGGTTTTGTTGTAACAGCAGTTTTTAATTTAGAACCAGGGTTCGCTGCTTTATACGAATCAACACCTTTTTGATTCAATCCACCAGACTCTGACTTACCTTCTTTTCTAGTCCACGCTGGACTACCACCTCTTTTAAAATCTTGTCTCATGTGAATGTTTTTACGTTTGTGGGTTTACCACCTGGATTACCAGCTGCTCTTTTTCGTTTGACAGCACTCACCTTTTGCCCTTTTGACATCTGTGTGGCTTTTGCAAGTGGGACGCATTTTGGATATTTCCTCTTTGAGCCTTTGCTTCTCCCGCAAGGTTGATACTTCCCGTCTTTCTTCGGCGCTCCAATATCGACCCATTTTTCCGATACCCATTTTCTCAACCCACCTTTTGAAAAGTGAGTACGCATTAAACACAGCCACCTTTAACGTATTTCATTCTAGTCATATCCATCATTCCACCACCCATAGCTTTTTTTCTAGTTTTCTTTTTGCCACCTGGTGTAACTTTTCCTGAACATACGGCTGAACCGTACATGTTAGCATATGCTGAAGGGTATACTTTGAATTTTCTTTTAGCGGCTGCTTTGCCTTTTGCACAAAGCTTTGCCATTAAATTTTTCCGCCGTCTTTTTTATATTTCATTTTATTCCTAACTTCTTTAGGAAGTTTTCTTAAACCATTAAATTTTTTACCTTCGGGTATATCTTTTAAATCAGCTCCACCACCAAATTTAAGACCCATTCTTCCACCGTCTTTTTTATTTTCAACAGCTTTATCAAGCATACCTTTAAGTACTTTGGTATTATCTTTTTGTATTCTTTTATATGCTTCTGTATTTGATTCAGATTTTTTTGTACTTTTTTTAAAAGTTAAAGGCATATCATTTTCCATTTCAAATATAGTTTGTTTTAATTTTGCTTTTGAACCTTTATTTTTTTGTATAGCTTTATTTAATTCACTTTTAGCTTTACCTAATTTTGTTGTATTAACCGTTGGCTTGGGTTTTAAAAAAGACATTAGTTTTTTACCTGCTCCGACAAATCTAGACATTATTTTTTTCCTCCTTTAAATATTTGTGTTCCTTTTATACCATAGATTGACGCTACTACAAGTATCCAAAGATTAGTAAACCATTTTGGTAACTCTGAGAACATCTCGAAAAACAATTTTACCTTGTCCATTGCTGTTGGATCTTCACTTACGACTGCCCAGGCCAGGATTGCGATTGGCAACGACAAAATTATTAAAACTGCCTCGTCCTTCCAGTCCGATTGTCTAGCTTCAAGTAGTTTTCCTTGGTAAGCTTCTTTACCTTCAGCCATTCTAGACGCATGCATTAATTGTGCATCAGACATAGCCATTTTAGTCTTCTGTTTGTTAGCGTAAATTTTACTACCAGCAGAGACGGCTAATTTAATTGCCGAAAACCACATATTAGTACCAAGTAGCTGTTTTTTTCTTATCTTTTAGCATTCTTTTAGTTCCGCTAACTTTTTCCTTGTCTCCAGTAGGAATATAGTTGAAAGAACCATCAGCTGTAGTTTTAGATCTTGGATCTACCTCTACATTTTGACTTGGAACACTAACATTTTTTGTTTTTTTATAGTTCATCATAGTTTTTACCTTTGTTAACTTAATATACCATTATTAATTGTCAAGAACAGACATTTCTTTAACACCAGCTTTAGCTAAACTAGTATTAGCACGTAATTCTGCTAATTCTTCGTTTTGATCCATCTTATCTTCAGCTAAATCTCTTGCTTGCATTAATTTTGCTCTATCAAAATTGACTTTTGCTTCATCAGCTTCTTTTTTTCTATCATTTTCCATCGCTCTTAAGTCAACTTCACGTGATTTTAACTTTAATAGTGGGTCATTATCAAACTGTGAAGTAATTTGATTTTCTTCTTTCATAAATTCTTCAGTCATTTCTGCAATTAACACTGCTTTTCTTCCATCAATAGATTGAGTTATTTGTTGTAACTGTTGTTGAGCTTGTGGGTTTGTTGCTGCTTGTTGTTGTAGCATTTGCATTTGCATCATTTGCTCTTTGAACTCCATTTGAACTTGTTCTTGAGCCATAATTGAAATGTGTTCTAATATATTCTTTTGAATTGCAGCCATAACAGGTGGATTATTTCTTACCATGTTAACAGACATGAAATTTAAGTGAGCTGTAATGTGTGCTTGATGGTCTTGACCTGGGAACGCTTTAAAAGGTTTACCACCCATTGCATCAATGTGCTCTAAACTTGGGTCTTTAGGTGTTTCTGGTGGAGGTGGGGGCAGAACTGCGTCCACATCTTTTACACCAATCGCATTATACATATTTCTATAGATTTGATACATGTTATGAAGTTGTGGGTTTGATGTTGCTATTTGTAATTGAGTTTGAGCCAATGTTATTCTCTGTGACATTGAAAATATATTAGGGTCAGCAACTGGGACTACATCTATTCTATCATCAAAATCAGTTTGTTTAATATTTCTTTCACCACCTACAACATCATAAGGATATTCTGGTGGTAAGTATTGTGAAACTATTTTTCCTAATAATTTAAATTCATTCTTCATTGCTGCATAACATCTTTTATGTATTGCAGACATAACACGTGATCCTCTCTCAAGAAGAGCGACAGTAGTTCCTACTGCAGCACCTTGATTACCATCACCTACTTGCATATCAGCAATAGCCGCGAACCTTTGACCTGCACTAACCACAACACCCATTAATTGTAATAATGTTTGAGATGGTTCTTTGTATGGTAATGGAAAGAATGCATCTCGTAAATTTCCACCCGGTGCATCAACATCTTTAAATTCACCTGGTTGTATCGGTGATGCTTCATCTCTTACTCTAACTCCTCGTTGTTTAAACCCTGCTGGTAAATTTGATAATGTACCCGCATCTAATAATTGACGGAGAGCAGCCGTTGCCGTTCTACTTAATCCGCCAATCATATGAATGAGTCCAAAGCCATAAAACCCTAGTCCTGGCAGAAATTTGAAGTGGACAAAATATTGAATTTTATTTTTCTTTGTATCATCGGGCGCATAGTTTCGTCTAATAGACAAAACTTCTCTACTACCTTCTTCAACTGTAACGATGTAAGGTAATTTTATTCCTGTTGGTTCTCCATCTTCTCCAACATCTTCAAAACCTTCTAAGTCTACATTAACGTGACATTCTAATAAAGTGTATACAGGTTCGTTCTTACCTGTCTTTTTAGTTCCTTCTAGTTCACGTTCTTTCTTTTGTAATTCTCCATTAGTTTCTGTACCGGGAGGACTTAATTCTACATCTCTGTAGAATCCGCCCACCTGTTGTTTTCTTAATTCATTTTCAGAAATTTTTACAGTATGAATAACTGCTTCCGCATCATCTAATGAGGTAGCTGTGTACGGAACAATTAATTCATCTGCTGGTACAAACTTCGACACCACTCTTTCAAGTGGCATGTCGTAGTAAACTTTTTTAAATGTAGAACCCGCAAGTGGTAAATGAAATAACATAGAATCAAATTCTGGTTCGTATTCACTCATCGTATCCATAATTAAATAATTCATGTAATCTTTAACACGTTGTGCTTGCTGTTCTGTTTCTGGATTTTTTTTACCAATGACTTGAGTTCTTACTGGTCCATCACTTGGTAATAATTCTTTGTAAGCCTGAGCTTGAAATTGAGTTACTGCTTCTGCAAGAACTGGGTGCGTTGCACCTGAAGCTCCTTGAAAAGGTTCAGTTCTGTTTTCATATTTGAAACCTAATAAATCTAACCCTGTTGTGTAAGCACTCTCCCATTCTTTTCTAGATGATTTGTAGTCCATGTAATTTTGAACCATTTCATTTCCCACTGGATCTAAAATATCATCAGGTAAAATATCAGCTAAATTATCAAAATGTGCTTCTGTTCCAGGTACATTAACTTTACCTGGTTCAAAGTCCAATGTAACCCCACCGTCTTCTTCTTGGATAACCTCTACAGGTCCTTTTTCAAAATCTTCTTCCTGAACACTAACTTCTTCTGCCATCTCTTCTTCTGAAGGGATGTCAATCTTAGTTCTAGTGTTAGGGAGTCCTTTATCTATATCTGCCATTTATTACTCCTATATCTTCTTAACACGATTAAATAGACCTTGCAACCCTTG